TGCTTAATACGTTCAGTTGCCATACCGGCTTTTACAACGGGCCGCATAAGGAAAGCATAATTTGCCGGAGCACCTTTGTGTTCTTTAGCTTCTTCAAGCTCGGTGCGTACCATAATACCGTCGGTGATATTGAAACGACCACCATTAGTATCACCTGCCAAGGCGCTTGCTGCAATTGCCCATTTTGCTGAAAGGAGGCCAGAGGGCTGATTCTCATTACCTGTACCGATAAGACACATCTCATGTTTTTTCTCCCCGAGGGCTTCACCGAGATCACGGTTGATTATACGATCAATCGATCCTTGGGTCTGGAAGAGAAGTGTTTTACTGACAAATGACAAAGCAGCAGCACGTTTCGGATTTGCAGTCATTTTACCAAATGTCATTTTGGAGGCTGTCGGTTCAGCATTTTCACCAACCATGTATGCGGTTGTCCCGCCAGTGATTAAAGGAATCTCAATCTGACCATAACAATTGTTAAGCGTAGTCACTGGGAGAATACTTTCGAAGGGATTGGTTTCACGTGCAATCTGGTTGATCGGGTCGGTAACATCAGGCGGAATAAGATAACCACCTTCCGAGCCGTCACCTGCGTAGTTGCCTGTACCACGTGTTGCGATTTCTTTCTTCCATGCATCACAGATTTCTTTTTCGGATTCGCAACCCTTCCATGCATCAACACCGGGAGCGTCCACAGGGTTCGCCATACGGTAAAGAGCTTTGACAAGGTTACCAACCGAGAATTTCGTTTCTCCGCGATCCAATGATTCACGCAATCCAGGAACACCCTTACCGATGTAAAGGATCTGCTGTTGCATGGTCTTCATTACTGAATGTACCTGCTCAAGTTCTTTCTTGCACTCAGCAACTGCATTATCGGATTCACCAAGACCTTTACCGATAAGCTCTTTAACCTTATTTTCAATGGAAGCACCATAATCGGTAAGTTTGGTCTGTACATCTGCAAGCAGATTTTTCTGTTCTTCAGGAGTCAACGGCATAATATTACCTTTCGTTACAATTAAAGATTGGTTTTTATTTGAAAATCTTTGAGAAAGTCACTTGCATACATACCTTCTTCAGGAGCATTCCTTTCCGCACCGCTTGCCGTAGAAGGGGGGATTGAAGCAACTAAAGTCTGTACTTGTGCAAGAACTTCATCGATTTTTTTTGTAAATGTATTTACTGATTCAATCACACATTTAGTTGTATTTTCAGTTACTTGTCTGACTATCTCATCAATTGTCTTCGTATCAATGGATGGGATAATTATTGTCGGTGTTTTAATAACAAAATCCTCAAAAATATTAAGTGAATCTTCAGAAATAAATTTCAACTTCTCAATTGAAAATAAATCTTCTTTTGAAAAGATACTACGCAACATCCCATTATCAATTGCTTTCAGCATGTTGGTAAGTGCTTCAGGGTTCGCTGGGATTGAGACGACCGAATGTTCAAGATAATCAAAAGAAAGAATTTCAACACCCCATTTACCGAGGCCAAGTTTTTTTCGTTCATCTGCAGAATGATCCGTCTTTGCACTGTTCACCATAAAGCCAATTGAAATTCCCGGCATGATCCCAGATTTACGAAATTTAAAAGCAAGATCAGAACGTCCCGAGTCATCTACCCGATTATCAAGAAGAAGATCCCATGACTTGACACCTTTAAGTGCATCATCTTTCCATATCTTGACTGAATTACCGATAGGGAAATTTGAATGTTCATGTGACAACATCACTACCGGATTTTTCAAATAATTTTTGAAGTCTGCACCAGTGTATCGAACAATATCACCATAACGATCTGGTGTTTCATCGGTAGTTAACCCCTCGAAAATACGATATTCATACCCATCAAGATACTCGATACCGGCTTTCTCACAAAGCTTTTTGCATTGTTCAGCCGTCATCTCAACCAGTTTCGGTTTCGTACCAGTCATTGTATAACGTGTCTGCTTGCCTTCTGATTTTGTTTTGAACAATGAACTTTCATCAGTTGCTTTAAAAATATCAAGTAAATTTTTAAGTTCGATTTCCACAATTAATCTCCTTTAATTATTTAATACTGCAATGTTTACACAACGACAATTAATTACTTCACCGGGATTATTTGTTGTGCTGTCTAGTGGATAAAGTAGCCCGGTCACTGGAAAACGATCACCTACCTTTACAACATTACCATTCTCCAGTTGATGATCTTCTCGTACTTTTTCATCAAGTGCAGATAACCACTGGTGAGATTGAATATCTTCCATAACAAAAGCAATGTATCGTGCATCTTCAGTCACACTTCCAATCTCGGTGCGTGCAATTGTCATTGCTTGATTAGCACGTGTCTCGTATAATGAGTTAAACTGTGATTTCAATTCTTTTGCAAGTTGTCCTGGTGTCCAGTTTTCAGTATGTGCTTCTGTAAATAACTGTAAAGCTTCTTTTTCAACATCTTTAAAGGTAGTAGTATTTAGACCCTTTAAAAACTTTGAACGACGATTAATTGATTTTTGAATTTCGTCATCTGAAACATTCCAAGAAATCAATTGACCTAATTCATTTTTCAATTGTTGTTCAGTAAGAAGCAATTGTTTTTTATGAATAGGTTTGGATTCCTTCAAGATTTTCTCATTTTGAACTTGCTTGAAATCAGTGGTGAGCAGATCATCAATAGTAATAGTTACCATTTTAATACCCCGCTCTTGTTTACCAAGCCAAGCATCAATATTATCTTGTAAAGCATTCCGTTGACTTTGAAAGTATGTCCGTAACACCTTAATATAAGACTTCTCATTAGGGTCAAGTGTGCGTGCAACATAGTCATACCAGAATTGATCTTTTTCATCATTGTTTATTTTAATTATATCATGAATTTCCTTGACAATCAACGTATTTTTTATTTGTTTTGCAGGCTCAACAGGTGCTTCCGGTGCTGTAAATTTCGGTGTATTCTCTGCTTTCACAGTCAAGGGGTTTTGTTGCATCCACGGTGCATTTTTTATATCGTCATCAGTTATAGAAATACCAGCTTTTTGCAAAGCCATTACAGGAGGCATCATACATTGAGTAACAAATATACCGGCAGTTTCTGCTTTTGATTTATTATCGGGCTGTAAATATTCAATATCTGATGTATCAAGACCGATTCTTTTATTCTTATCTATGAAATTTATCCAACCGTAGTTCAATGCTTCACAGATAAGGGCAATCATCGGTAAATTCACATCGTGCCACAACATCTTTCGACCTTCACGAATTGTAGCAAAATTTATTTGTTCATACTTACCGACTGCAATTTTATTCTCACCGAATGCTGCAATCTCTGCTTCCTGTACACGATTTTTTAATTGTTCATACTGCATATCAACAGAAGATAGCCCGATGTGTTGATACTTAAGATTTTTTGAAAGTAAAGCTACATTCTGAGCACCACCGGAACCTGCACTCATATTCTGTTTCCAGTGTAATAATTCTTCCCGTCTTTGTTCGGGACTCATCGGCTGCTCAGTTGACAATACACCGGTAGGTATTCCGAGATTTGTAAACAAACTATCATTATACAAATCGGATTTCATGTCCATCATCATAGCGGTCATTGCAGGAGCAAAATTACAGGTACCTTCGAGCCAGTTATAAGGATTGAATTGTACGATACGAATAAGTTCTGTCCTACCGAATAGTTTTTCGGAATCCGGTTCACTCGGTATTTTAAATTTCCATCCATTAATTGACGAAAAAAGACTTGAACCTTTATTCACATCTGCGGTAATATATGTATCATTCATAGGCAACATCAATGTAGGAATCTTACCGCCTAGTAGATCCATTGATTCACCATTAGAATCAAAACAAAGAATGAAGCATTGTCCACCACGCACGTTCTTTCCCAGCGATCCACTGGGGAGAAGAATGGATAAAATTATTGCTTGTATAAACGACATTTTAGTAAGCAAAGGATTCGGTCTTTGTAGAATATCAAGTATAGGATCATCAAATATCTTTTTATTCGGCTCATTTACATCATATAGATACCACGATAATCTGCTTACATTTCGAAGAATGAAATTGCAGCAGGCAAATATCATTGGATGGAACTTGTACGGTTGCTTCGTAACATCCTGCACATTGACTTGAATGCCTGATCCTGCACCAGACCATTTTGTAAAATCCTGATCAAGTGAGTTTACAGATTTCGTTACCGAAGCAATACCACCGGTAAACTGCTCATATAAAGATAATTGTCGGTATTCCATTATGATTATTCCATTCTCGAACGTAGGTTCCCATTTGCGACTGTACCATCAGCAAAAATTTTACACATTGGGCATGGATTGAAAATACCACTTGAGAACGTACCTGGAACCGCCGCAGCATCCAACATACCAACCCCACGAAAACGAATTGATCTTTCAGTCGTAGTGTCGGCAAGAAAACCAAAGTAATTTACATTTGTTTCATTACCATCTACATCATGAAAGACAACGTCCTCTCCCGCAGTAAGTGGGGTATCGAGTAATTCCGAGATCCAACCTTGACGTACCGAAGAACGTGCATCAGTAGGTACTATAATAATATGATCTGACATTACTTCCTCCTTCTGCGAATTGAATTTAAAGTTATTAAAATATTTTTATTTGTAACATCTGTTATTGTATATTCTGCACTTTCAAAATAATTACCATTTCCTTCATCCCATCCCGCTGGGGAAAAACGTAATTTGAATTTATCCCCGATATTGAATGAGTCTGCAATTGTATAACCAAAATTAAATGACCAAACTGGTCTTTCAGTCTCATCAC